AAAAGGATTTAAAAGATTAGTAGAAGATGTATTTGAAAATAGTGGATTAGTAAAAATATATCTAAATAAATATGCAAGGAACACTAGTAAAGGGATTAAGGAAGATTTTAAAGAATATAATATTCCTGAACTTCCTGCAGATAGAAGAGACAGTGCTAGGACGGGTGTTTCTACTTATTTTGAAAAGTATAATATATTCTACGATAAACTTATACCTAATAATTTACATGGCGATTACTTTAGAAATATTGGCTTTAAGATGAGTGGTAAAGTTGAAGAAAGACCATCTAGACAATATAGTTTAACAAGCAGTGTATTTGATAAAGATTTAAATGGTTATAAAACTGAAATTACTAAAAAAAATAATGAACCATTTCAAATTCAAGATCTTGTTTATATAAATGATATGCAACATTTTTTAAATACTTTGCTTAGATCAAGAGAATATAACGACAAAGATTTATATCGTGATTTAGATATAAAAAGCATAGAGGATGAAATTAAATATAATCAAAAATTATTTGACACTGATAGTACAAAATTTTTAAGTATGAATCAAGTATTTAGATTATTAATGTATGAACAATTTAGTTCTTTTAAAAAAGATTTGAAAAGAGAGATTCCTATTTTTGATTTTAATATAACTGTTCAGCAATTACCTAAACCAAAAAAAAGAACACCATACCCACAATCTATTGGTATGTATGTAGACAAACTTTTAGGAACAGATAGGAATTTAATACTTGATATGGACTATGTAGAAGACCAAATTAAAAAAAATCCATTTAAGGTTTTTTTAAGTTTTGTTAAACCCAAAAGTAGACAACAACAAAAGAAAGAAGTAGAAGAAAAAATTAAAAAAGAAGTTAGCACTGGGTATACTCCTGTAGCTGATGAAGTAGAAGTAATGGAAAAATTAATGCTTTCTCTTATTTTAGAAGCTAAAAGAAATGGAGCAGAAAAAATTGTTATACCACCTTATGAACGTATTCTTTTTGCAAGATATGCAGGAGCTAGTAATCCATTTCCTAAAATACCTGAAATGGAAGAAAGATATGGAAAAAGACTAAATGAGGCATTAAATAATATAATACAAAAATCTGGTGGTAAAGTAAAAGGTGCAGTAGAATTTAGAGAATATCTTCCTTTTAAAAAGAAGATGGCTAGAGATGATTTTTTTAAAGATGTTAATTTAGATTTAAGTAATACACAGATGTATAAAGTAAGGGTTTTAGATATTAAAGAATTGTTTAAAGATATGCCAAAAAATAAAGAGATTAATATTAAGATAGGAATGTCTAAAGGAGGCTTAGTAGCATAATGGAACAACAAATGAGTTTATTTGATGAGGGTGGAATGAAAGATGATGGATTAAGTCGTGACCCTATAAGTGGTAATGAAATACCACCCGGATCTACTGCTAAAGAAGTTCGTGATGATATTCCTGCACAATTAAGTGAGGGTGAGTACGTTGTTCCTGCTGATGTTGTACAATATTATGGTGTGAAGTTTTTTGAAGATTTACGTGCAGAAGCAAAACGTGGACTTGCAGAAATGGAAAGAACAGGTAGAATAGGTGGTGAACCTGTAGAAGTAGATATGACTATGATTGCATTTGGTAAACCTAAGGATAAAAAGAAAGCTCAAGGTGGTGTAATTAAAGCTAACGAGGGTGTATTAGCTACAGCTAATCAAGTAAATCAATCAGCAACATATAATCCCTATGATGATGCTGTGTTAGGAATGGGTCCTAGTAGTGCTTTAGGTCAAGTATCTACAGGTCAACCAGAAGCTACAGGCAAAAACAATATACAAAAAATAATGTATTATCATGGTCAAACAGGAGAAGCAAAAGAAGTTACGTTTATAGATGGTATTGTAACACCTATTGAAGATACAAAATTTACACAACCACCTTGGTCTATAAATAAACCTAGTCCTATGCAAAAAGAAGAAAGAAAAGATAGGTCATCTAATCAACAACCACCTAAGATAGATTCTTGGGGTATGAATCCTGAAGTTTATAATTTTGGTAGTTGGGATAGAGATAGGTTTATAAAAGAGGCAGAAAGTCAATTAAAGATTAGTATGGGTGAAAGATTAATATCTGGTATGGCTACAATAGCTAATCCTTTAGTAGGTGCAGTAGTTACAGGTATGGCAACTGGAGATGGTTTTGCTAAAACAAAAGTTATGATTAATGCTTTAAATAAAGCTGGAGATGAAGAAACTGCTGATATTTTAGAAGATATGTATAGTAAAGCTAAAGATAATCTTCCCGGATTACAAGGTTGGATTATGAATACTGAAATAGCTGAGAAAGGTATTAATGCATCAGCTACATTAATATCTGATCAAATATCTAAAATGAACCCTAGCTTTGCAAACTTTGCAAGTAGCAATAGCTTAAATTTAAGTAGTAGTAATATTAGTAGTAGTAATATTGATCCTGCTTATGATACATCTATAGGACCTAACTTACCTATGCAAGGACCTCAATTATCTATCGGTGGATTAGATGGAGTAGATACAAATGTAAGTAATGTATCCTCTTCTAATTTTGGTGATGGAGCAGGAAGTAATACTGTTCTAGCAACTTCTGATTCAGAAAATGTACAAAATTTTGGTGGTAGAGATGTAGATGTAGATGCTACTCTTGCAAATTTTGGTATGGGTAATAATGCAACAAATACAACAGATGATGTTTCAGAAACAGATTCTACACCTACTAAAGATCCTGTAGATGCAGATGAAGAAAATTTATCTAAAGCTTATGGTGGTGGTGAAGCATCAAAGAAATTTGCAATGAAAAAAGGAGGACTAGCAACAAAAAGAAAACGTAGAAATAAAAAGTAATTGGCTACTCAACAATGTTGACCCCAAGAAAGGAAGTAAAATGCCAGAATTAGAAAATGTAAAAAAAGTAGAAGCTGCTGGGTTTGTAAAAAGAACAAGAACAACAAATGCAGACAGAATTAAAAAAGATGAAGAAGAACTAAAGCAACTTATGGAAGAACAAACAGAATCTGTTCAAAAAGAAACAGAACAAAAAGAAGAAGCAAAACCAGAAGTTGAACTTAGTGATGAAGAAAAATCTTTTAAAACTAGATATGGTGATGTTAGAAGACATTTAGCTGCTAAAGAAAAAGAATATAATGCCAAAATTCAAGAATTACAAAGTCAGTTAGATAAAACAAAACAACTAGTTCCACCAAAATCAGATCAAGATTTACAAGCTTGGGTAGAAAAGTACCCTGATGTAGCAGGAATAGTTGAAACTATAGCTGACAAAAAAGCTAGACAAATGTTTGATAAAGCTAATCTTCAAATAGAAGAACTTAATAAAGCAAAAGAAGAAGCAACAAGGAGTCGTGCAGAAAATGAAATTAGGAAAGCACATTCAGACTTTGATGAATTACGTGATTCCGACAAATTTCACGATTGGGTTGAAGCACAGCCTAAATGGGTTCAAAATGCTCTGTACGAAAATACGGATGATGCTGCTTCGGTTGTACGTGTTATTGATTTGTATAAAGTTGATAATGGACTTACAAGATCGGATAAGAAAAATAAAACAAAAGCTGCTGCCTCGTTGGTAGACAAAGGATCTAAAACAAAAGTAGATCCTACTGAAATGTCCGATACAATTAAAGAGTCTGATATTGCTAAAATGACAGATCAACAATACGAAAAGAATGCTGATAAAATCAATGAAGCTCATAGAGCAGGTAAAATAATCTATGATTTATCAGGAAATGCTAGATAAACTATTGACAAAAAATAATTTATCAGTATAACTAACCCTTAGACACAAAGCCTCTACTACAGACTACCTTTGTGTATAAGTTAAACCTAAAGACTAAACTAAATAAAGACTACCTATACTAGTATAGACCCATGTATATGCACTCTAAAACGTATAGCCTCTTCTGATTATGTTTAGCTTTATTAATCAAAGCAAAACAATAATAGGAGGAATTTATTATGGCAGGTTTTGCAAAAGAAGCGACTCATGGAAATTTACCCAATGGTAATTTTTCACCAGTCATTTATTCCAAACAGGTACAGCTTGCATTTCGTAAGTCAACTGTTGTTGGAGAAATAACAAACTCTGATTATTTTGGTGAAATTTCTAATCAAGGCGATACAGTTAGGATTATTAAAGAACCAGAAATTTCAGTTAGTGAGTACAAAAGAGGTACTACAGTTACTGCACAAGATCTTGATGATGAAGACTTTAGCCTTGTTGTCGATAAAGCAAACTACTATGCTTTTAAAATGGATGACATTGAAGAAGCTCAGAGTCACATAAATTTTATGCAGTTAGCAACTGATAGAGCTGCTTACAGATTAGCAGATCAGTATGACCAAGAAGTTCTTGCATACTTGTCAGGTTATAAGCAAGCTGCTTTACATGCTAAAGGAAGTGCTGTTAATACAACTGTTAATGGAACTAAAGCTGTATCAACTGCAGGATCAGACGAACTTTTATCCTCAATGAAGTTGAACAGAGGATCTTTCATTTCAGGTGGTGGAGACAATTCTATTCCTATTGAAAATACTCTACCGGGTGCTACTACTATCTCAACAGATAGTGTTACCCCAATGCAGATTATTAATAGAATGGGTAGAATGTTGAATCAACAGCAAGTAGATACTCAAGATAGATGGCTCGTAATTGATCCAATCTTTATGGAGCAACTATCTGACGAAAACTCTAAGTTAATGAATGCTGACTATGCAGAAGCATCTGTAAAGAATGGTTTAGTTCTTAACAACCTACAAGGTTTTAGAGTTTATGTATCTAGTAACTTACCTGAAGTTGATGGTGGTTCTGGTGGTGCAGAAAGAAAACATTCTGGCGCACAAAACACAGACTTTGGTGTAATTGTTGCAGGTCATGGTTCTGCTATTGCAACTGCTGAGCAAATCAGTAAAACAGAAACATATCGTGATCCTGACAGCTTTGCTGACATTGTTCGTGGTATGCATCTATATGGCAGAAAGATACTTCGACCTGAAGCTATCGTAACTGCAAAATATAACTTAGCAGCTTAATAGGAGGAACTAACGAATGGCTTTAACTAAAGCATACAAGGTTGAAACTGATGCGATTGCTCACGGAAGCCTTACAACTAGTTCTACTCATGCAATAGGAACTGCTCCTGCACATAGTGTTGTTATTGCTTGTGGTGCAACTTGTACAGAAGCTGCCACTATTGGTGGTGCTAATGCTGTAGAGTTTGGCACAGCAGGTGATGCTGACTTAATCTGTACAGGAGACATTAATGCAGCTAAGACATTAAATGCAACTACAGTATCTACAAATACTAATGCACAGTATTTTGATACTGCTACTGTAATTAATGCTAAGACTGCAGGTTCTAATGCTCCATCTGCAGGTGCATTTAAATTTTGGATGATAGTCCAACCTTTATCTGCAACTAGAGCAGCTGATGAAGTAGACAGAGACTACTTAGCTTAATGGTAGTTTAAATGACAAAAGAGGGAGCAGGGCAACTTGCTCTCTCTATTTGTATAAATAATAGGAGATTAAAATGGGAATACAAACAGCCTTATGTAATACATTTAAAGAAGAATTACTAAAGGGCATACACACATTTGGAACAGATACATTTAAGTTAGCTTTAATTAAATCAGGTGAATCAGGAACATATGATGCAACCACAGCAAATTATTCTGCTGTTACAGGTAATAGTGACGAGATAAGTAATACAGGTAACTATAGTGCAGGTGGTGCAAATTTAACAAATGTTACAGTAACAGGTGGTGCAAATGCGTCAACAGCTTTTGTTCATTTTGATAATGTTCAATTTACTAATGCTACAATAGATGCTAATGGTGCGATTATTTATAATTCATCAGAGGGTAATAAAGCTGTAGCAATTATTGATTTTAGTACTACTCAATCATCAGACAATGGTACATTTACAGTTACTATGCCAGCCGCAACAACAAGCTCAGCTATTATTAGGATTACCTAATGGCACTAGTCTTAAAAGACAGAATTAAAGAAACATCTAGTACGACAGGAACAGGAACACTTACTCTTGGTGGTGCTGTTGATGGGTTTCGTTCTTTTGCTGATATTGGTGATGGCAATACTACATATTATTGTATTGCAGATGGAAACAATTTTGAAGTAGGTATAGGTACATATACTGCTAGTGGTACAACTTTAGCTAGAACAACAGTACTACAAACATCTGCAGGTAATACAAATAAGATAACATGTACAGGTAATCAAAAAGTATTTGTCACTCAACCTGCAAGTAAAGCAGCATATCTTGATGCTAGTAATGAATTAGTTGTAGCTAGTACAGCATTAAGTTCTATACAGCAAAGATGGACAAAAACAGCTATCAGTAATCAAACAGTTTTTAATGGAGCTGCAGATAATAGCGGGCCAACACTAGCTGTTAATTCTTCTTCCCATGTATTTTTAAATGGTATATTTTTAAAAGAAACAACTGACTATGCATTGTCAGGTGGCACTACAGTTACGCTTACTGCAGGTGCTACTGTAAATGATATAGTAGAGGTGATTACTTTTACACCTTTGTCTTCAAGTATAACAGGAATATCAGATGGAGATATACCTGTATTTACTAGTGGTGTAGCTGATAATGATTTCTTAAAAGTAGCAGGTACAAGTATTGAGGGTAGATCAGCATCAGAAGTATTATCAGATATAGGTGGTCAATCAGCTTTAACATTTGGTATATCTAGTGGCAATGTTCCTACATTTACAAGTGGTGTAGCTGATAATGACTTTTTAAAAATAGATGGCACAACAGTCGAGGGTCGTAGTGCTAGTGAGGTATTGTCTGACATAGGTGGACAAGCAAGTTTAACTTTTGGTATATCAAATACA